ATCGTCATCGTCGGTAACATTATTTTCATAATCTGCCGTACCAGTAACACTGATAACAGCATTAGGAGCATTTTGCCCTAGTAATATTAAATCTTCTCCACGTGTTTCTAAAACGTGTGCTTGAATAGCACCCAGTGCTGATCCAACCTTAAATGTAAAAACTCCAGGACCTGTATTGCCGTTTGGTTGTATGTAACTTAGTGTGTCATCAAACAACATAGTTGCTGGTGAACTGGATGGACCTCTATAAATGTTAATACCTGCTTGTCCTAAACTTATGCCTGATAAGGAAGTTTCACCACTGTTTAATGTGATGATGTTATCTTCAATGGTCATGTTTGCTGTATCAATTGTGGTGGTTGTGCCTAACACAGTTAAGTCACCCGTTACCCTTACTTCAGGTGAATCAAGTGTTAGTTTTGCACCCGATATTCCTGATGTAACTATCTTATAATCACCTGTTACTTTAAGTACGTCTACAGCCATTTGCTAGGATCCTTTGTTTATAGCATTATTTAGTCAAGAGAAAAGGGCAAAGCGAACTTTGCCCTTTATGGTTTTGCAATTAGATTGCTGTAAGCACCATGATAGATGCTGTTGAGTCATTTTGAATAACGTAAGTATATCTATTATTGTTAAAATCTCTACAAGTTCTGTTGTAAAGTTTTTTAATTCTAACTTGACTACCTGTTCCGTCATCTAATGTACCTTGAATTGACATCTCGTTAGCATCTAATGATCCTGACGCTTTATCAACTAGTGTACAAATACCAACATTTCCAGTTCCAGATCCACCAACTGTTGTTTTAGTACCTGTTTTTAGATCATTTACTAAAAACTTGTTAACTGATCTTTGTCTTAAAATGTATCCTTGTTCAGATTCAGAGTTTGAAGCAACTTGTACGTTTACCGTAAAGTTAGTTCCATCATCTAGTAATCCGAAGTTTCTTTTGTTTACTGGTCTTCCCATTTGTTTCTCCTTTTAATCCCGTTCTAGGGGCTACGCGGTGGGTCATTCCGCATAAGTCCTACCCTGTGTAGGCACTTTTAACGACAATGTATTTAGTCTACTCTAGAAAATAAATGCATAAGGTGCACAGAACTAAAATCTTTTATTGCACGATTAATTTTATCACATTGTTCTTGATGTTTAAGTGCTATGCTATCTCTTTTTTGTCTGCGATATTCCATTTCAATGTTTGCAAGTTTTGTAATTTCACTACGCATACCACTGCAAAATTTTACAACATCAAATTTAAATTCGGGTGCTGATCTAGATAACTCTTTTATCTGTTGTTCTACCTTTGACCAATCCAAACTTGATTCTATTTGTTTAATATCACTCATAGCGATATTTAAATGGTCACAAAAAAAGGGCGACATAAAGCCGCCCTTTTCGTGGTTTTGTAACCTTCTCTTATGAGAATGATACCTTGTCGCCTGCAATAGCAACTTTACCAAGGTAATCAGCCGCATTACCTAGAGATGATGCTGTGTTAGAAAGTTCTACATAGCCATATCTAGTCATGAAGCCAACAACTGGTTCAAAAGTTGCTGGGTCAAGAACAACACCAGAACTCATTAGAGGAATGTATGGGCAGTAGAATGCCGCCGCATCAGCCTCTGAAGAGCCTTTGTAACCAATAAGAACTGCATCGTTATCAGTACCGCCTGTAACGTCTGCTTTGTATGAGTCAACATACACTCTCATTGAGTTGTTTAGTGTACCTACAAACTTAGTGTTTGTTGGTGCTTCGAACGTACCTTCTGTGCTTCTTGCGAAAGCAGAAGTAGTAGCAGATTGTAGGATTGTCAATGCTTGGTTGTTAACAACAGCAAAGTTTCCTGCACCTCTACGTGTACGCTGAGCGATCTTGTTCGCTACTCTGTTAATTTGAACAGCAAGAGCCGCGTGTTCATCACCAACAAATGTAGCAGTACCACTTACAGCCGATTGGTCATAAGTTTCTTCAACTGAAGCAAGGCTTCTTAGTGAAGCAAGTACTTCTTGGTCGATTTCAGCAGTAATTTCTTGAGCCAAAGCCGCCATAATTTCTGCTTCAATATCGATACCTTGTTGAGCCTGAGCGTCTTGAGCCGCTTCAAATGTCCAACGAGCAGATAGTTTACGAGTTTTCGCTTCTACTGCTTGTTTTAAGATTTGAATTGATAAACGCTTACCAGGTGCGCCTTCTAAAGCCGCTGTAGCAGATGCTTTATCAGTTGAACCGCCACCGGAGTAGCCTAAGCCAATTTTAAATGGCGATAGTGCTTCTTCACCAGCAGTTACATCATCAAATGTATCTGAGTAACGTACTCTTAAAGTGTGAATTTGAGCGACTGGTCCAGTCATAGGCTGTACACCAACGATCTCGTTTGCGATCACGGTTGGCATTACACGTCTAATTACTGGAAGGATCACTCTGTTTAATGTTGCAACATTTCCTGCGGAAGTTGCACCAGCAGTTGCCGACTCAGCGAGATAACGTCTAGTGTTCTCGAGAGTGACATCCATTACGCTTTTCTTGTGGCCTTTTAAACCTTCAAGCAATGCGTCTTTGGTAGCCTGCCAGTTTTCGTTGATTATTTCTGACATTTTGTCCTTCTCCTTTTTAGTTTAATCCCGCTAATTTGCGGAGTTCAATTAAGTTTGACTTTTCTTCTACCGATTCTTTTACTTCTTTATTGCCTGTAACTTCTGTGCCTTCCATGATTGCCTGTTTTTTTGCTGTAGTAGAAGATTTGTCTTCCATTACCGCTGGTAGATATTTGTCAAATGCTGTGTGCAATTTTTCAGTTTGCACTGACTCTAATAGTTCAGACATAATTTCCTTTTTGTCTTTACCTAATGGAGCCAATAACTCATTCATCACTGCAACACGTTTTGCAGAATCTTTGGCTTTAGCAATTTCTTGTTCCTTAGATTCAACTAGAGTGGTCTTCTCTGTGATGGTTTTCTTAGCCTCTGCTAACTGCTCTTCTTTTTCTGCAACGATTTTCATTAACTTCGCAGTTTCTGATTTTTCGTTTAGATAAGAATTGCTGTATTCATTAGCAAATGCTTCGAATAGTTTTCTACCGAAGTTATTTTCACGTGCTGATTGAATGTCTTCTTTCAACTGTGAAATCTCTTCAGCAAGTTTCTTACTTACAGTTTCCTTAACAATGTCTGCTGACTTAGCAACAAACTTTGCTTTGACTTCTGCAAATTTTTCTTTGGCTTCTTTTACAAGTTTTACCTTGGTTTCTGCCAAATCTTTTTTGTCTTCTGCAAACTCATTGATTTCTTTTGCAAGTTGCTTAACAACAAAGTCTTCCAATTTTGAAAAGTTTTCGCTGACCTTAGCACGGTCTTCGTGTAACTCTCCAATTTCTTTAGTCAACTGCTTGAGCATAAACTCTTGCAGTTTTTCAGAATGCTCACCGATCTTCTTCTTATATTCAACTCTTGCTTCAGCAAGTGCTTTCTTATCTTCAGCAATCTCAGCAATTTCTGATTCTAAACGCTCGGAAACCATTTTGTCAATCGCTTCGACCATGTTCTGCTTATCATGTTCGTAACGCTTTGCAAATTCCTCACGGAGTTCAGCAGTAACAGTGTCTTTGTTTTCCTTCACCTTTTGATTCCATGCTTCTTGTAAGTCAGAACGAACTTCCTCACCTAGTAAGCCTGTTTCAAAAAGTTTATTAAACATATCACTCATTGGCTTCTCCTTTGTTACTGCAAGCCTTTTATGACTCGTAGCATCTGTTCTTTAAGATACTTTTGTGCTTTAGCATCTTTCGATACTTCGTGCGCCGCCCTAATCGCACTATAACCACCTCTTGTGTTCATGAAGTGTTCATAGATTGGTGTTGGGTAAGCACCTGGTGCACTTGGTTGTGCTACCACATCTACTGTGATAATCTCAAATCCATTAACTTCTCCAGTGGATTCGTTAACTTCACCTGCTCCACGTGAACTGACTCCCAGTTTCACACCTGATTCCAACATGGTTTTTACAAGATTGCCCATTGGGGTTGGCAAAATTTTCATTTTACCAAACCCGTTGGGTCCATCCATCCACATATCTGTAATCATATGCGATACACGATCTAAATTGACCT